CCAGTCGAACTCGTACTGGTGGATCTCCTTGGGCCACGTCGCCGGGTCGTCGCCGTACTCGGCCTTGTAGGCGTCGCGGGTCATGCTGGTCAGCACGAAGCACTTCGTCGCGTCGGCCTTGTCCTGCCTCTTGGCCTGGAGGTCGAAGAACACGGACGAGTCTGCGTCGAAGATCGGCTCGATCCTGACGCGCTGCTTCTCGTCCTCGTCGTCCTCTTCGTTCTCGTAGACCGTGCGCAGCCGGAACGCGCCGAACCCGCCGCCCACCGCCTCCTCGAAGGCGTTGTCGTAGGCCTCCTCGGCGTTGCTGTCCTGCTCGTCGGCCCGGAACAACTGGTCGCAGGCGTCGGCCAGGCTGTCGTACTCCTTGCCCTCCTTGCTGACGAAATCGACCGTCACGCGGTTCGACCGGTACTCGGAGAAGATGCGCTGCACGGCCAGCGCGATCTTGTTCACCTCGAGTTTCGGCTTGTTCTCGAACTGCGCGCCCAACGGCCCTTCCCACTGGGCTCCGGCGATGCTGTAGAACCGGCGGTCCTGCAGGCACTGCAGCCGCTCGTCGCGCAAGGCCGACTGGATGTTGTCGAACTCGCGCATCGCCTCCTGGTGTACGTCGGCCAGTCGTTGCTGAGTGGTTGGTCGTGCCATGATGTGCCTCAGTGGCCGGCAGCGGACCAGTGGTGGCGGGTCGGCAGCGCGGAGAACTTGGAAACCGTGCCGAAGAAGGCGCTGCCGACGTCGCTGCTCACCGGGAACGCGAACGTCACGGCGATGGCGTCTGCGGCGTCAGGGGACGCCAGCCCACGGGCCTTCATGTCCTTCTTCGACTCCAGAAAGATCTTGCCCGACGAGTCGGGTTTGGTGCGCGGGCCGGTCAGGTCGTCCCGAAGTTGTTTGTCCTGTGGCAGGCTGGCGGTCTTGAGCCAGTCCTTGAGCGCGCCCCATAGCTCCGCGCGCCTGTTGCCCCACATGACGGGCTTCGTGGACTTCCAGCCGAAGTTCACGCCGCGCACCTTATACCGCTGTTCGGTCAGACGGTCAAGGATGCCGTAGCCCAGCCCACCCTCGTCGATCATGGTCAGCGCCGGCCGAAACTCCTCGATGGCCTGGATGACGTGCCCGACGACGGTCATGGTGTCGTCGCCGCGGTAGCGCCTCAAAGTGATGATATTGCGCCCCTGCCGCACGGCTATGACCGTGCTGTCGGCCCCGCTGCGCGCCGGGTCCACGCCGATGACGATGGGGGCGCTCATGTCGCGCAGCGGCTCTCTGGCCATCGCCTGATCGACGAGTGTGGGCGAGATGAACTGGTCGTCACCCTGGCTCGGGAACTCGCCGTAGACCTCGACGCGCGCCTGGCGGCTGTCCTCGCCGTGCTCGGCGATGATCTGCTCGTAGACCCCCTTGTCCGTGTCCTCGACCGAACGGGAGTCGATCTGCCGGGTGGTCCAGAAGTCCCGCTTGGCGTGGAAACACTCGTAGAAGTACCCCGTGTTGCGGCGAGGGTTGCTGAACGCGAGCCAGTAGCGATCGACAATGGGCTCGGTGAAAAAGCCCGCGGCGACTGACCAGATGGCGTCGGGGATGCCGCTGGCCTCGTCGAAGATGACCATCATGCCGTCGTGGTTGTGGACGCCGGCATAGGCGTCCGGGTTCTCCTCGGACCAGAGCTTCCCCTCGGCGCCCCAGTAGCGCGGGCCCTTCTTCAGATCCCGCTCGACGAGTTCGGTGAGCCACGCGGCCGGCGTGAGCTTCGTGGCGCTGACCTCCCACCAGTGCGAGTTGATGACCATCGCGCACCACTTGGTCAACTCGCCCCAAGTGACCGAGCGTAGCTGCGGCTCGCCGTTGGCGCTGACGATGACGCTTGATCCGATGCGAGTGGAGAGCATCCACAGCACGAGCCAAGAGACGAGTGCGCTTTTCCCGATCCCCCGCCCCGAGGCGAGGGCCATACGCAGCGCCTGCAGCACGGCGTCGGGCGACCGATTCGACCGAATGTGCTTGGCGATGGTACGCAGAACGTCGCGCTGCCAGGCGCGCGGGCCGGTGAAGTGTTCGAGCGGGGTGTTCTTCTGCCCCCACGGGAACGCGAACATGACGAACGTCTCGGGGTCGTCGGCGACGTGAGGGCTCCACAACTGAGCCATCAGCATCTCCTCCTCGGCCGGCGCGTAACGCGGTCGCTGCGCGGGCATCAGGGGGTGTCCTCAGGGGTGTCCGAGGTGTGTTCGATGAGGTCAACCACCTCCTCGACGAGAGGTGAGTTCGATGGTGCGATGCGACTATTGGCCTGCTGGAGCGCCGAGATGATGCTGATCGACTGGTTGACCTCGATCTGCTTGGCCTCGCCGTACTGCTTGCGGTTGTCGGCGCCCATGAGCCACTTGTAGGTGTCGATCTTGAGCTTGGAGCGGGCCACGTCCTCGATGCTGTCCTCAGCCTCGGCGATCTCGATGATTCTGCCCGCCCACCACTCCGTGCGCAGTTCCTTCGCCTCCTTGTACCGCTCGTAGCGCATGGAATCCTGCTTGATCCAGCGCCAGAAGGCGTCGTAGTCGAGGTCGCGCACATCTTCGACGATGACCGACTTGAGCGTGCGCCCCTTGGCCATCTCGGTCAGGACGCGCTCGAAGGTCTGCTCGAAGGTGGTGAGCAGCAACTCCTTCGTGACCCTGCGACGCTGCGCCTGCACGGCTTGCGTGGGCTGCGCTGGGCTGGTGGTGAGCCAGTCCGGTACGAGTTCGATGGTGGTGCTCTGTTCCACGCCGCAAGTGTATCACGGGTGTTTGCGGGTGCAAGTTGGGTGATTGGTGCGTGGGTGATTGGTGCGTGGGTGATTGGTGCAACTAAAAAATAAAAATTTGAAAATGGGGAGGCGGTACCTCCGTTTTTGACACCTGCCCCAGCCGCGTCGATGGGTACCCCCGGGCCCCCGCCCCGCCGGCCCCGGCTGCCCTGGCGTTGCGGCCTCTGCCCCGTGCTCCGCTGCAGTCCTGCGCCCCTGGTGCACCAATGCCCCGAACCTCGTGCACCTAGTTGTCCTGGTGCGCCAATCCCCCGGACCTCCGCGCCCTGGTTGTCCTGGTGCGCCAACCCCGAACCCTGGTGCAATGGTGCACTGGTGCGGGGATGCGGGGGTTCAAGGGTCCGGGGATTGTGCGATGGCAGGGGCTTGGGGGCTTGAGGATTAGTGCGATAGGGGGTGCGACACTGTGCCTTTTGACTGAGGTATGACCCCTGTTATATGATTAGTGCGAAGGCACAGAATTACATACCGACCCCCCGGCTCCCAGTCACAGTGTCGCAGGCAACCCGCACCAACCCCCGCACCAATGTTCACCCCTCGCCCATCGCACTATTCCCCTTCGCTTTACTTGGTCTTTTTTCTGTTGCACAATCCACCCATTGCATCGCATCCCGCGGTGCACAAACCCGGAGATAGTCCAATGAACCGCCTTCTCAACGCCTTCCGCCAAGCCCCCACCCCATCGAATCGCGCCAAGCTTCAGGCTTACCTCAACAAGCATCCCATGGCGGTTTGTCTCGCCATGCCCGCCGATCAGGAATTCCTGCGCGTGCACGGGTTCACCTTCTGACACTCAACCCGCGCCCCTACGGGGCGCACCATCGGAGATTGACACTATGGCTATTCTTGCAAACTACACCATCCAATGCCGCGACATCCTATCCGGCGAGACCGGATGCTTTTTGTTCGATACCGACCATTGGCAACGGACCGGTGAGTTCAAGGCGACATCTCCCGTTTTCCCTAGCTTGCCTGAGCTTTACGCGAACACGCGCCGAGAAGATCGCCATTCAGTCTATCTTGAGCGCGCCACCATCGGAGCCTGACACTATGCACGCCATTGCCCACAATCGCACAATTCACGTCTCGCCTGACATTGCCGCTTCCCTTGTCGGCGTGACTGCGGGCTACCGGGTCAACCTTCACGATTTGCCCGGCTGGACATTCCACGTCGACGCTCCGAGCGCAGACGATGCACAGCGCATCGCTTTCACCATCGCCAAGCGTGAAGGCCGCGCGCGCACCGATGCGGCCACTATCGCCAAGCTTTCCTGATCCACCCGCCTAGGCGCCCCGTGCGGGCGCCTATGGGGTGCACCAGCGCCAAACTCACAACCACAGGAGAGAGAACTATGAGCATCATTCTTCACGCGCGCAAGCAGCACGATGCGTTTTTCCGCAGCATGGCCCAAGGCGGCCGCTGGCACCTGTACCGTGCGCCCGGTACGGATAACGTCGCCCTCATGCGCGAGGATGCGCAATGGGACGTGCCTGTGTGGCCCGTCATGGTCCCCGACGTGCACGCTATGACCTCAGCACAGCTCGCAGCACGCGTGCAATCCATCGTCCGCGCCTAACCCGGAGCCAGCATCATGCCTACCAAGAAAGAAGCCGCGCGCCTCACGGCGCAGGAAAACACCCTCTGCGCCCTTGGGTTCACGCCCGACGAAGCCGAGCGCCTGCGGCGCGTCAGCCTCACCCTGCGCCGCTGGCACGATCTGGAATGCGGCATCGATGGTGGATGCATCGAGCGCGACGATGCCACCGGGCGCCCGTACTGGCGCGCGGATAGCGGGCGCCGCTGGCCGGTGGCCGACCGGGAGACGGGCGCGCGCCTGCGCCTGCAAGCCATCATCGACGCGCGCAACGCGCGCTTGCCCGAGCGCGCATGCGTCATGCTGCCCGACAGGTGCGCGCCCGCTACCGTCTCGGCCTACATCCAGCCCGATCCGCGCGGCGCCGCGCTCTACATCCTGCGCCCTGGTGACGTGCCAGCGGGCGCCAGCGCCGATAGCTACTACACACGGGGGCTTTGTGTCTACTAAGCCCCCCTCGTGGCCCTTCCCGCCCGTGCCCTTGCGCTACCCCACCCTTCCCCCGGACGCGCGCCCCGTGCGCGCGCCACGTCCACCCCTGCCGGCCGAGCCGGCGCCGTTCTGAGAGGATGACAATGCTTTTCCACCTTCGCCCCCAATTGCGCGCCCTGCGCGCCTCCCTGCCTGCCGAAACGCTCGCCACGCGCCGCGCGTGCGACTGGTCCCGCGTGCGCATCGCCCTGCGTGCGGCCGCACGCGCTCAGAACCGCGTGCGGGTCTATGCGGCGGCCGGGTTCGTTCCGAATAGCTACCGGTACACCTGCAAAATCCAGTACATCGAGGCGCGCATTACCGATGGCCGCGTCGCCAGCATCGGCGCCGGCTGGTGTGGCGCGCAGCGTAGCGGCGGCCGCGGCGCCCTTGTCGTTGTGCAGTAAGGGGCAAGCATGAGATTCGAGAAAACCGCCTACGGCTGGAAGGCTTACCGCAAGGCCGGCCGCGCATATGTCTATTTTGGCCATTTCCTGACGCAGAGAGCCGCGCGTGCGGCGCTCGCTCAGGTCAAGGGGGACGCGGAATGAACAATGCAGCTTTTTACGCCCGCGCCCGCACTGGGCGCAAGCTCGCCGGCATCGCCCGGCGTATGGGCGACGGTTGGGCCAGTACCCAGGCCCGGGAATACGCCCGGAGCGGGTTTGTCGGGCCGGATATCGGCCCGTGGCTAGACTGGTATTGGGGGCGCCGTGAGGACGCGCCCAGCCCGTCCTATGGCAGTCAACTTGCCGCAGCTAAGGGGGAAGCATGAGCCGCCCCCGCACCACATGGCCAGACGTGGCCCTTGCATGCGTCATCGGCACGGCGCTGGCGCTGCTGCTATTTTACCATTTGGGAGCCTGACATGCAGCATTTTGACTTCCCCACAATCGACATCCCCGAGGACATCCTCGCGCACGGGTTCGGCACTGATGACGTTTACCGGCACGATGTCTGCCCGCGCCTGACGCGCGACGGGCTGTCCCTTTGGGTTGACCATGCCGACCCCGCGCAGCGCGAGGGCGACGGCGCGCGCTTCACGCTTCACCCGCACGATGACGATATGCAGTGCTCGGGCGAGACTGTCGAATTCGAAACCCTGCCTGAGTTGCTGGTGCACCTTGAGGGTTTGGACGTGCCCGACGACACCACCCGCGCCTTCGGCCCCGGCCGCGCGGCCCCGGCATGGTGGCGCGCATGAGGGTGCTAGTCGCTTGCGAATACAGCGGAGCCGTGCGGGATGCGTTTACCGCCCGAGGACATGAGGCGCTATCGTGCGATCTGCTCCCGACCGACGCCCCGGGGCCGCACTATCAGGGGGACGTGCGCGACGTGCTTGAGATGGAGTGGGATTTGATGGTGGCGCATCCGCCGTGCACCTACCTCAGTGTGAGCGGCATGCACTGGACCCGGCGCGGGTTGCGCGATCCGCAACTGACCGAGGATGCGCTCGATTTCGTGCGCCTGCTGCTGGCCGCTCCAATCCCGCGCATCGCACTGGAAAACCCGGTCAGCGTCATCTCGTCGCGCATCCGTAAGCCCGACCAGATAATCAGCCCGCACCAGTTCGGACATGACGCCAGCAAGAAAACCTGCCTATGGTTGAAGGGGCTCCCGCCCCTGCGCCCGACGCAACTGGTGCCGCCGCGCATCGTCAACGGGCGCCAGCGTTGGGGGAACCAGACTGATAGCGGTCAGAACCGCCTGAGCCCCAGCCCCGATAGGTGGAAGCTGCGCAGCGAAACCTACAGCGGCATCGCCGCCGCTATGGCCGACCAATGGGGCAGCCTATGATCTGGGCACTTCTCGCCGCACTAATCGCGGCATGTATACTTATCGCACTGGACTTATGAGATGGACAAAATGGAACAATCCTCGAACGCACCGCGCGGCCCCGGCCGCCCGCGCACCATCCCGCGCCGGGACACCGACGCGGCCCTGCGGTTGAGAGCCCTGCGTGAACGCCTCGGGCTCACCCCCGGCCAGGCCGCCGCGTATCTCGGCGTCCCGCTGGCCACATGGCGGCACTGGCACGATGGGATGCGCTCACCACCGGCCGCGGTCGAGCGGCTGCTCGACGTGCTCGGCGTGGTCGAGGCGCTGGCGCCCGACATTCACGCGCGGCTGCTTCCGGAGCGCCGCCCATGAGCCGCTGGACCAGCTACGGGCCCGGGGATGCCCCGTCATGGGGCGCCTACTCGGGCCACGCGAACGACCCCCGCGGGCCGGGGATCGATTGGGATGATGACGAGGACGAGCCGTCGGGAGACGACTCGGACGATCAGGCCGCCGCCTGCCCCCCGTCGCCCTCGGCCTCCATGTCGGGCGTGTAGCCCTTCACGATGCGCCGCTCAAGCTGAGCGATGCGGCGCCGCTCGTCCTCCTGCCGCTGACGGGCCTTGATGATCTCGCGCCGCTGGGTCTTGAACGCACCCACGAGCGCGGGGTTGATCTTCCACTCGGCCTGATGCAGGTGCTCCCGTGACCCATCGTCCACCCGCACCACCCAGCCGGCCATCTCCAGATCCTGCATGGCGCCGATCACCATGCGGTCCTGCACCCATATCGACTGCACCCGGTCGAGCCGGCGCCGCGCGCCTCGCTTGATGTCCGAGAGGGTCACGCTCTCGCGCCCATCGGCGTGGTACAGCAGCCAGCCCTGCACCCACTGCTCCATGCTCTCGCCGGCCACTTCGGCCAGCGTGTAGCGCAGCGAGGGGATGACGTAGCAGCGCACGAGGTCGAGCGCCCGCTCCAGCGTTGACAGGGGCACGCTCGGCGAGAAGGGGTCGAGCATGACGTGGAACAGGAGCGCCAGGCGTGCCGCGGTCCCCTCCAACTTGCCGTAGGCTGTCAGGAACGCCGGATCCGCCTCCAGCATCACCTCGTCGCGCTTGCTCTGCTCGAACCATAGCTGCCACTGTCGGAACCGCTCGAACGCCTCGGGGGCCAGCGTGTAGGTCTGCGCCGGCAGCGCATACACCAGGCGCACCAGGTGCTCCCACGAGGCCGCGTGCGCCGGCCGCCGGGGCTCCCCGCGCCTCGTGAGCCGGGAGTTCAGCACGCCCGGGATGAACCGCTGCAGCAGGCCATCGGTCGCCAGCGCCTCCACGGCCGACTGGTAGACCAGCGGCTGGATGTTGCCGTAAACCGACACCGCCATGCACTCGGCGATGATGGCACCCCCGCTCACCCGGTCATACTCGTACCGGCGCGCCTCGTATGCCTGCACCCAGGTCGAGCGGTCCTCCCCGCTCATGCGGTCGGACATTTTCTTCGTCCAGGCGGCCATCTCGTCGAGGTAGCACAGCAGGCCCCGCGGACGGTCGGCCGCGTAGCGCACGAGTTTCTGCGACGTGATGTCGCTCACCTTGATGCGCAGCGGCTGCGGCTGGGGCGGGAGATCCGGCACCTCGGGCAGCAGGGTATTGGTCGTGACATCGGCCGATGATGCAGCGTCGAGGAAGGACTTTTTGCGCACCGCGTGCATGGCCTCCAGGCCCTCCCAGGCCAGCAGGCGGGCACGGTAGGCCGGCAGATCCTCGGCCTCGATGGCGTGCAGCGGCTCGATCATGGGCGAGGCGCCGGGGGTCTTCTTGTCGGCCGGCGAGCCGATCGTCATGAGCCAGATGACGGGAGGCACCTCGTAGCCCTCCATCAGCCGCAGCCGGGTGCGTGCGTCGATCGCCCCAGCGACCGCCGCCAGGCCGCTGAACAGGGGCACGATGGGGTCACACCCGATGTGCTCGCTCACCTCGGTCGCCCGGTCGGCCAGGGGCTGCGGCCACCACTGCATGCGCATCGTCGGCACCGGCAGGCGCCCAGCCTCGAGCAGCACCTCGGGCGCGGTCAGCTCGGACGCGGGCTTGAACAGAGCCGATACGTCGGGCTGCGGGCGCACCCAGCCGCCCTGCTGCGCGAGGTGGTAGAGGCTGCCGAGCTTGACCGCCGTGGCCTTGTCGGCGCGGAACGAGCGCCACTGCTGCGCCACGGCGCGCTCCCCGGGGTACTTCGTCGCGCTCTTGCTCGACCACTCGTCCCACAGCGCCAGGCCGGCGTCGAGGTTCCCCTCGGCCGCTGCGGCGTGGTGCAGCGCCATGCCCACCGTCACCCACTCCTCGCGCCCGCAGTCGGGCGTGATGTAGCGCAGCGCGTCGCGCACCTCGTCCCACTGCGCCGAGGTCGGCGCGCTGCTGGGCGTCGCCTCGGGCTCCACGAGCATCGCGCGCCAGAGGTCGAGCAGGGGCATCGGCACCATCGGTAGCCGGGTCCAGTGGCCCCGGCCGGCCCAGCGGTACGGCTGCCGGGTGTCGGGGTGGATGCTCGGGGGCAGCACGTCCTGCACCGTGAGGGCGCCGGCCGTCGCGCAGCGTAGCTCGTAGATGGTACGCCCGTCGAGTTCGATCTTCTTCGAGGGCAGCGCCAGGCCGAACGGCATCGCGTAGAGCAGCTTCCCGTGGCCCTGCCGCCCGCTGTCCACGATGACGGCATCGGGGGCGTCATAGAGCGCCTGCAGATCGATGCCCGCGAGCATGAGCATGCTGGTGGCTGCGGGCCAGTCGTCGAGGTCGAGGGCCATCGTGCCGCTGTAGGCGTGGGCCAGGCCGATGCCGTGGTGAGCGGGCAGGTCGCCCTGCGAGCGCAGCGCCGACTCGCGCAGGTTCCAGCCCTTGGTGCGCGGCCCCTTGGTGCCCGGTGGGATGGGCACGAGCGACCAGCCGTGACGGATGTAGGCGTCAACCGACGCGGGGTGTTGCACAGTAACCGATTGCGTCATACACTACGAGTGTCAGTTCTCCCCTGACACTCCTCCTTGTGGTTCAAAGCCAAGTTGCCCCGGTGGCGAAAGCCTCCGGGGCTCTTTTTCATGCGCGCTTGCTCTCCCGGTAGCGCTTGACCGCGGTGCGCAGGCTCTGCTGCGTGGTGGCCTTCTCGTCGAGGGCGATGGCCTGCGCTTGGTCGAGCGTGTCGGTGGTCATGATGCGGTGGCAGATCACAGGGGCGCCCTGCCCCTGCCGGCGCAGGCGTGCGTTCATCTGGTCGTACAGGTCGAGCGACCAGTTCAGCCCGTACCAGACGATGATGCGGCCGGTCTTCTGCAGCCCGTCGATCCCGTGGCCCATGCTGGCTGGGTGACCGATCATCAACTGACAGTCGCCCGTTGTCCAGCGGCGCATCGCCTCCACCAGCGCGCCCTCGCTCTTGCACTCGGTCAGGTTGATCGGGCGCAGCGCCTTGAACCGCTCCATGATGCGCTCGGCGTCGCTGCGGTAGGCGTAGGCGCACAGCACCGGGGCGCCCTGCGCCTCGTCGATGATGTCCTCCAGCGCGTCGAGCTTGAGGTCGTGCACGGGCTCCCACAGCTGCATGCCGGCGATGGGGTACACCGCGCCGTTGCTGAACTGCAGGCACTTGTTCGTGAGCGCGGCGCTGTTGAACACCTCGATCTCCTTGCCGCTGTCGAGCACGGTGAAGAACTCCCGCTCCATCTGCTCGTACTGCGCGCGCAGATCGTCGGGCATCTCCACCTCGATGTTGTTCACGATGAGGTCAGGCAGCGGGTTGTAGTCGGCCGCCGACATCTCCAGCGTGATGTCGCCGATCAGGTTTTTGATCGTCTCCTCGGTGTCAGCGTAGGGCACCTCCTTGTAGGGGCCGGCCTTCTTGTAGAACCGGGTGCGGAACGCTGTCTTGCTCGTGCCTAGGCGCTGCCCCTTGTCCACCACGAGGTACTGCCCGTGCAGATCCTTGTACCCGTTGGAGGCCGGGGTGCCGGTGAGGCCCGTGGTCCACTGGAAGTGGTCAAGCACCCGGCGCACGGCCTTCACCCGGTCGGTGGCGCTGTTCTTCATCTTGCTGATCTCGTCCCACACGATACCGCTGAACGGCAACGGTTTACCCTTGCTGACGAAGTAGGTATCGAGCGTCTCGGCCATCCACTTCAGGTTCTCGTAGTTGATCAGGTAGATGTCGGCCTCGCGCAGCAGGGCGCGCGTGCGCTGGTCGCGCGTGCCTGTGACCATGCTGAAGCGCAGATGCTTGGTGTGCGCCCACTTCACAGCCTCTTGGCGCCACACGAGCCGGATCACGCGGATCGGGGCGACGATGATCACGCCCTTGAGGAAGCCCGTGCTGATCAGGTGCGCGACGCTCGTGAGCGTGACAACGGTCTTGCCGAGTCCCATGTCCAACCAGAGCATCGAGTGCTGGTGGCTGCACTGGTGGTTGACCGCACGCTTCTGGTAGTCGTGCAGCAGGTTGGGGGTCAGCACTGATACCACTCCAGCATCGTGTCCACCGTGCGCAGCCCATCGTCCACGTTGTCGATGACGAACACGCTGACCTTGTGCTGCCTCAGCCGCTTGTGCTCGCGCTCCTGGGGCGGCGTGGGCTTCTGCCCCTCGCGCTTGAACTCGCAGAAGAACATGCGCCCGCCTGGCAGGATGAACAGCCGATCAGGCACCGCGGCTCTTGCCGGCGAGGTGAACTTGTAGACCAGCAGACCCCGATGCTTCGCGTAGTCGCAGACCTTCGCCTCAATGTGTTTCTCAAGCATCACGCCAACCCCAGTACGAGCTTCTCGACCTGCTCGACGTAGTAGTCAATGTCCACAGGCAGCACGGCATCCTCGATGCGGTTGCAGACCTGCACGTTCCAGCCGCTCTCAACGCCGATCTTTCGCCACTCACCGGGCTTGCGTGCGAGTGGCGGCATCCACTTGTTCATCTCCTTGCCTCCTCTGGCAACGTAGTAGCGCGTCGTGCTCTGCGCCTGGTGCTCGCCCCACTGCAGGTAGCTGCCGCGGGGCACCTTGATGCGCAGCATGAAGTCGTGCAGATCCGGCCAACGCTCCACCGTCTCGCGGATCGGCGCCCCCTCGACCAGCACCTTCTCGGCCACCTTGGGCACCACGAGGCCCCCGGCGTTCTGGTGCCAGCCGGTCTTCCACTCGTAGGCGCCCTTGCGCTTGACGGTGCCGTCCTCGTACTGCCCGATGTAGTTGTTCACGTCGCGCAGGAACATGCGCCGGTAGCGCATCTGCTCAAGGTTGAGCCCGGTCAGCACGCTCCACTCCCGGCACACGCGCTCAAGCTCGTCGAGTTCCGTGCGCCGCACGCGCACCGTGAGGCCGTCAGTATTGACCTGCACCAGTTGCGCCTCGGTCCACTGCAGGATCTTGTCGGCCAGCAGGCACAGCAGCAGCTGCCCGTTGAGCGTGATGCTCATGGTGAACAGCGGGTCGTAGAACACGCTGAATCGGTTGTTGCTGTCGCCGTAGACCCCGTTCAACGCGAGCTTGAGCATCGCGCTCTCACTGCTCTTCTTGGGGTATTGCTTGCGCTGCTCGAACAGCGCCTTGTAGATGGTCACGAAGTCCCGGCCCAGGTGCTCGGGGTAAAACCCATTCGTGATGGCCAGGTTCGGGTAGTAGCTCGTGACATCGAGGTCCACGATGACGTGCTCGTCATCGGACTCCACCACCACGTTCTCCAGCGAGCCGTGGATGCCGCCCAGGCCGAAGACGAAGGTGAACCCGTCTACGGTGGCCGTGAGATCGGTGAAGACGCCCTTCGTCTCGGTGATCGTCTGCGCCTTGAGCCAGTCGAGCACCCGGGTGAACTCGGGGCGATCAAAGCGGATCGACGGCAGAATCGCATCTCGCAGGGCAATAGAGGGCCGTGGCGTTTGCCTCGGCGTGCGCCCCTCTGGACCGAAATCGTAGCACGCCACACCGGCCTGCTCCAGACGCAGCGTGAAGTATTCCTTGCCGATCTTCGTGTCGTTGAAGTTCAGCCAGTCCTTGCCGGGATACTTGATCGTGAGGTCTTCCCGGAACCGGATCATGTCCGTCGTCTCGTGGTAGAAACGCCGGGTGGCCTCGACATCGTGCTGGTTGTAGCGCTTGAGCACATCGGCCTGGTCGCGCGTGAGCACCGTGCCGACCTTGAACGGCAGATCTTCGATGCTGTCCATGCGTAGGTTGAACTCCAGCGCCTTGAGGCCGGTGGCGCGGGCCTTGTTGTCGAAGTGGTGGATCTTGTAGAGGTCGATCTGCTCGACGATGCGGTCGGTCGGCTTGACCGAGTGCAGCCAGCGGTCGTCATCGTCCTGCAAGGTGATGATGGCCTGCGCCTTGCGGTAGAGCGTCTGCGCGTCCGAGCGCCCCATCTGCAGCAGCATGTGCAGGATCGGGTAGTCGAAGCCGATGTTGTTGAAGCCCACCATGCGCGCCTTGCTGGCAGCGAGATGGCGCACGAACTCCACCAGTTGCGCGGAGTCGTTGCGCCACTCGCTGATCTCGAACATCAGGCGGATCGGGGCTTCGACGTGCTGGACCGCCAGCGTGAAGACGTTGGGGAACGTCTCCTCGTCGTAGACCCAATCGCCCAGCATCACTGCCCCGTCATGAACGGAGGCAGGGGCATCTGCTGCTGCGCGGGCTGCAGGAACGCAGGCGCAGGGGCAGCAGTGGCGCCAAACATGCCGGTAGGCGCGGCGGCCACAGCGCCGAACATGTTGGAGGCATCGGTGCGCCCTTCGCCGAACGCCTGATCGTCGCCAGCGAACTGCACGGCAACCAAGTCGGCACGGATGCCTCGGCCGTGCTTGTTCTCCTGCAGCCACGGCTTGACGGCCACGTTGACACGGCAGCCGCCGTACATCTGGCGGGTGAGCGCCTGGTAGGCCATCGTGTTCATCGGGTCGATGGGCGTGCCATCGGGCTGAATGATCTGCGGCGCGGTGTCGCGGCCGGCGGTGATGAACACCTGGCCCGCGTACCCGTCGTAGGGCTGAAAGGTCTTCTGGTTGAGCTTCTGATTGCCGTCGCCGTAGCAGCGCAGCTTGCGGTCGTTGTTGATGATCTGCATCACCTGCGCGGCGTGCTCCTTCCACTTGGCCAGAGCCATCTCGTTGACCTTGGCCATGAACGCCTTGAACCCCGCGTGGTCGGCGGGCATGATGAAGTCGGCAGAGTAGGAGACACGCTCCTTGCCAGTCTCCGGGCTCACGCGCTTCTGCGGCTCCACGAGGTGGGGGAACGACAGGCGCACATTGGACATGTAGATGACGTCAGACATTACAGTTACTCCAGGCTTACGATAACCACGCCGGCAGTTCGACCGGCACTTGGGGTTGCACTGCGCTGAACAACGGCGCAGCGTTGGTGGTGATGGCTGCCCTCGAATCCGAGGCCAGCGCAACAGTGGGTTTGCCCACCGTCTTCACCACATACTCTTGCTCCAGCGTCTTGAGTTGACGATCGGTCAGTTGCACCTCGGTGCCGTCACGCTTTTTCCAGCGCAGCTTCTCGGCCTGCGCCACGGACACGAGGGTGGTCTTGTACAGGGCGTCCTTGGGCACGCCCATCTTCTTGAGCTTGTCGGCCATCTCGTCTTCCGACAGCTTCCACGAGCGCGCACCCTTGCCGTTGACCATCTTCAGGCCGGGGATCGTGGCGCCGCCCTTGAGCCTGCGCTCGGCCTCAGCCTCCACGCCGTCAAGCAGTTGGCGCAGCAGCGGCCCAGCCTCCATGATGCGCACGAGTTGCTCGTCGCTCATGGTGGTCGGGTCTTTCTTGGCGTTGTCGAGCGACAGGTCGGCGCTCTCCACCGTCTGCAGCGCCTGCGCCGACAGGGCCGAGCAGGCGCCCTTGTGCCGGCAGTAACGGCACTGCGACTCGCCAGGCACCAGCGGCGCGTCGGGCTTGTCGGTCGCCGCGGCCTGGATGACGATGGTCTTCGCCACCTGGTCAAGGATCTGCTCGATGGGGTAGTCGATGGAGCGCACCGCGTCGATGCCCTTGAACGCGAGCTTGGGCTGGATCACCGTCAGGCGCACGGTCTTGAACGGGTACGGGTTGGGCCTGGCGATCTTGAAGCTGGCCAGCACGCCGAGTGCGTACTGCTCCATCTGCAGGATCGCTGCGTCCCAAGCGTCGTTCATCCCGTCCTTGTAGTCGATGATCTCCAGCACCTCGTTGAGCGGGTCGCGGATCTGCACATCGACGTGACCGGAAAGGTCGGTGCGGCTCAGGAGCCACTGCGGATCGACCTGCTGCTCGGCGTAAACCTTGACGATCCCCATCGTCCCAGCCACGCGACTGTTGATGTAGTCGGTGGCAACCTTCACACGCTGCGCGCGATCAGCATCGACGACAAACTCTCCATCATCATCCGCGAGGCGCAAACCGATTTTTGTGTGTGGGTCGCCTGCGCCGGTGTCCCCTATGCAGTGCTCCAGCAGCGTGTGCGAGTGCGTGCCGTCGATCGCCGCAGGACCGCTGCGGTCCTCCGGGTACGCGGCCTCCTCGCGCACGCTGCCGGGGCACGCGCCCCAGCGGTGCCGCTTGCTCGGTGAGAGCTTGGCGTGGTCGGTCACTTCAGCGCCTCCACCGCGGCGTACAGCGCACCGTACTGCTCGGGCTTCACGTCGTTGATGTTGGTGCAGCCCATGCCGATGAGCACGTTCTGGATCTGCGCACCCTTCTGCGGGCCGAGCGCCTTGTAGGCGCCCATCACGAAGTCGATCAGGCCCTTCTGGTCGCTGAAGGGAGCGGCGGCCGGCGCAGCGGGTGCGGGCGGCGGGGGTGCCACGAACACCGGGGGCGGGGGCATGACCGGGGCCGGGGCGACCGCAACGGGGGCAGCCACGGGTGCGGGGGCCTGGGCAGCCACGGGTGCTGCAGTGGGCCGCGCACCGAGGGCTGCGACGAGGAGGTGAACCGCCTTGGTCAGGTCTTCAATCTTCGCTTCGAGGGACATACAGGGACTCCTGCTTGGGTTGCTTCGGGGGATGAACGATCAGGCGATCTTCGATGAACGCCTCGACCACTTCGCGCAAGACTGATGCGGCACCACCGTACCGCTCGGCCTTGGCGCGAAACCTGCGGACCAACGCGGGGTCAACCCGCACGGTCAGGAAAGTTGTTCGCTTCGTCATGGTTGACATCGTAGCACAGCCGAAGCACAATGCAAGCACTTTCGTTGAACCACAGGAGAAGAGATGATCGAAACCTTGAAGCGTTGGCTCTCGCCACCCGCCGCCCTGGTCCTCGCCGCCCGCGAGCTGGAGGACGCCAAGCGCGGCCTGCTATCGGCGCAGAGCAGTAGGGAATACGCGGATGGCATGGTGAAGTATTACGAGAGCAAGATCAAGCGGTTGAACTCGTATCTGAAGGAGGCTGGGGAATGAGCACCCTACGCGAAGCAGCCCAGCAGGCGCTGGAGGCTCCTGGATGCGCGCGACTGCGAGAGTGGGCATCCATCGGCCCCGTGCAGCGCGCTGCGGTGGAGAGCTTTTTGCAGGCCGCGCTGGCGCAGCGGGAGCAGACCTGCAATTGCCGTTGGGTGGGCGATGTCCAGACGCAGCAATGCACTCTGCATGAAGCGCACGTTGACGCGATTCACGAGTGGGCCGAGCGGGCTAAGGCGGCAGAAGCAAAACTGGCCGCGCTGACGCAGCCGGAGCAGGAGCAGGAGCAGGAGCAGGAGCAGGAGCAGGAGCAGGAGCAGGAGCAGGAGCAGGAGCAGGAGCCTCTCTCTGTCGAAGCTCTGGGCCGTGCGCTGGTGGCGTCCCGTGTCATCGACCCCGCTGCGATTGACGACCCCGATGGTTACGACGGCGGACTGATGCTGGAGCGAGTGCGCGGGCTGCATCGCAGGCTGGCCGCGCTGGCGCAGCAGGTCCCGCATCCCGACACCAACTGGACTCGGGCCCGCCCGCATGTTGAGCAGTTTATCGACCACCTGGGCTACGACATGACGATCACGAACGAGCGGGTGCGGTTTGAGGCCCGCGAGAAAGTGGATGTGCGGGCGCAGCAGGAGCAGGAGCCGGTGGCGTGGGCTGGCTACGACCTTGACGGAATGGTGGAGGCTTTCTCCCGGGTGATTGAGGCTCACCACTCTAGCAAGCACCCGTTCCACACCCCCATAGACATGGACGCAAAGATGGCGCTGCGCATCCTGCGCGGCTTAATCCCGGCGATGAAAACATACACCCACCCACCCCGCCGCGAGTGGCGCTCGTTCAGTGAAGGTGCGCTGATGGGCCTTTACATGGACTTCGACCGCAAGGCCGACAAACAGTGGACGAACGCCGAATACTTGTTGCGGCTAATGGATACGGTGCAGGCCAAGCTGAAGGAGCGAAACACATGACCCCGACAAACAATCTGCGCTTCGTGGAGCGCCTGGAGATCATTGACGAGCAGCACCCGACGCACACTGTGACCTGGGAAGTCTGGAGCG